TAAAGTACCGTGGTCAGTGATGGCAATTGCTGGCATCCCTAACTCAACTGCACGGTCAATGTATTCTTCTGGAGTAGCAATCCCGTCAAATAACGAGTAGTGAGTATGTACGTGTAAGCCTACGTAATTCATCTATTACCAGTCGATGTTTGTGCTGGTAACAGAAGGTGTGTCAAATCCAAAGTAGAATGCTTCTTGCTCTGGATATGGAACCTCACGGACAACCTTTTCTAGGTTGAAGTATTCAAAACCATCCCAATTGAATGGTTCTGCATCTGGCTTGCTTGGAAGAAGTGTGTAATTGGTTTCAGTTCCCTGACCATTACGCTTCAACTTCCACTCAAGGTTGGAAATGCTACCTGTATCAAGTGCATATTCACGAATATTGTTAAACGCTGACTGCTTTGAAATTCCTTGTGACCAAACAGCAATGTATGGATCTTCAAGTCCATCGCTCATAAGAACGTTGCAGTAGAAGCGCAGACGTGCTCTCCAACCACTCTTTGGTTCTTTCTTTGCCATTTCGCAACCGAAGCAACGACCTTCGGATTCCATTGTGCATGCAGCCTTACGCTTGTAATCTTTTGGATTTGTGTGTTCTGAAACTACAACAGAAAGACCACGGGCTTCTGAATAGTTTGCTGAGTCAGCATCTAGTTCTTCTACAAAACGAACCTTTGCTGATTGTCCATCGGCTAACTTTACCCAACGGACCTTTTGTCCTGTGCTTTCGTACTTTGGCTTGTCGAGCAGGGCATTGATATCTTTGAGTCCCTTAATTACGCTCATATATTTCTCCTTTGTTATTGTTATATTAGTTTAGCATAGACATGATAGATTTGTCAAATGAGAACTCTAATTGCTTAATGTCCTCATCTAGCATATCGCCAATGTCTTTATATTGTTTATTTAGTTGTATAACAGAAACACGAGATCCAAGTTTTTCAATTATCTTATCTTTCATGTTTCCTCCTGCTTCATCATTGTCTGCAATAACAATTATATTGTTAAAGTATTTCTGAAGCAATTCTATTTGTATGTTGGATACATTTGATCCAAGGGTTGCTACTGCTGGAAATCCAACTTGATCTAATCTAATAGCATCAAATGATGACTCTACAACATAAACCCTGTCTGCAGTCTTTACTCTATTAAGATTGAACAGTGTTTTTGCTTTAGGTAGACCTGGAGTATTCTTAAACTCTTTACCCTCAATTGATCTTCCAACAAAACCTACTGGCATTCCATCTGGACTATGGACTGGTACTGTCACCATATCCTGTTTTTCAGAGTAGCCCAAAGAAAACTTTGACCAAGACGAACTTGTAATCTTTCTATAGTTAAAATAATCTTTTGCTCTATCTGAAGAAAGCAGATTGTTGTATAGTCTTTTTAGAATCAACTCGTCAAACGGTGTGAACTCTGGCTTGGCAACAAGTTTTTGATTAATATCTCTTTCTAGATCCTGCTCGGTTTCTTTGCTCTTAATAAATCTAATAGACTCAAAGTAGGTGCGACCTGAAGTGTGCATAACAAATTCAACTAAGTCTGCTATATGATGACAAGCAAAGCAGAAAAAAGTTCCGTTATTCTTATCAATTTCTCCTGCTGGTGTACGGTTATTGTTGTGGAATGGACAAAAGATTATATAGTCAGAGTCAACTTCAGACTCAACATTTATACCTGTTCCTGAGAGAACTCTTTTGATTTGCTCTTTTGTATATATATTGGTCTGTTTACGTCTATCCCTATTATCCATTCGCTTTTCCTTTTCCCTGCGTATACTCCGTGTACTGATATCTCAAATTCAAAATATTGCTTGTTTTCATTATAGTCTATAGTAAAATCTGGATCTATGTCAATTCTTGGAACATATCCACATAAGCGCATTTCAGCAAGGAGAAGCCTTGTGTATTCCAGTTTAAGCCTGCCAAGAGCAGACTCATCGTGGATAATACCGTCAAGGCTAAACCTCTTGATAGTCTTATGGTGAAAATTTTCCATACCATATTATACCTACTTATCTTCAAAATCTTTGTATCGATAATAGCCCTTATCAAAATCTACCTGAACTAAGAAGTCCCCCATAAATCCATTACGGTTCTTTCTAAAGGCACACTCAATGACATCGCTATTGGATGCTCTACCAAGAGCAATCACCCAGTCTGCATCGTATGCAATCTGTCTTGACCAAGCAGTCTGACCAAGAGTTGGAACAGTACTAAGATCATTTACATCATCTGGTGTTGCAGATGAGATAGCAATAATAGGCACTTCTTCACCAATGGCCATAAGTTTAAGTTCTCGTGAAAGGTTCTTCATTCGTACCGTTTCATTATCTGACTTCTGATTAGGAGCCATCAACTGAAGGTAGTCAACGATTACAAAGTCTGGTTTGTATTGGTCAATCTTTCCACGAAGAACTGATGGATTGATCTCTCCACCTTGGTCATTTGAAATAATGTGAAACTCTGGCTTGCCCTGTAAATGCTTTGCATGCCACATCTTTAATGTATCTAGTTCAACATCTCCATTGCTAAGTTTTCTGTGTGACCATAAACCGTCACCCATAATAGTAAATACACGGTTACGAACTTCGGTCTCACTCATTTCAAGGGAGATAATCAAAGGTGTCTTGCCTTGTTTCCAAGCCTGCACTGCAAAGTAAAGTGCCATCCAAGACTTACCAATTCCTGGATATGCAAGGAACACCCCAAGTTGTCCTGGCATAATTCCAGAAGGCAAATAGTTGTCAAATCCTGGAAGATTAGTTTTAATTCCAACGTGACCTGCTGCCTGCTGTACCTTAAGATCTTCAAAGTATGCAATTGCAGACTCTAGGTCAGTTACATCAATATCACGAATAGCAGAAGTGTTTTTCTTTAACTCTGATGTTTTAGTAATTAAATTTTCTAGCGCTTCTCCACCGTTACCACTTTGCACATCAGACGCAGCAGATCTTAGAATATCCTTGAGGCTGTCCGTCAAGTATTCTGTTTGGAGTTCTTCTAGGTGGTGCTTGGTTGCCCCAATGCCTTCAATAGGCTCAAAGTCTCTAAACTTCTCTACAACTAAAGATACTGGAGGAACTGCAGAGTTATGTTCAAAATAGTTTCTAATAAAATTCCAAACATCATTGTGTGTTCTAAGCAGGTTATCAATGTTGGCTTGTAAAAGAACATGGACTTGCTTATCCTCTAATACTGCAGTGATTAGTTTAGCCTCTGTATTATTCACTTAACCACTCCTTTGCCATTTTTCTTCTCTCTGCTCTGTCTTTATCATCTTGTTCTTTATCTAACTTTGCCTGTAATATTTTTTCTGCATTGTATGCAAAATAGTTCCATGAAGGAGACTGTGCCACATTAAAGTAATGCTCTAATAGATCATAACATTTACCTATCCCGTAGGATTCGATAAGTGCATCTGCTGACCATTGCTCAACATTTAGATTTAGTGATGGCTTTACCTCATACCTTGCAGTATGAAACTTGCTGTAGCGTGATAGCAAAGCCATGCGGTCTTTGCGTTCTGCCATTAGCCTTCAGCAGCCTCTGACTGAGCCTCTTGAATCTTCTCTGTTAACTTATCCTCAACGAACTTGTAAACACGCTCAAAAGCCTGCTCTGTATTTTCGCCATCTCGCTTGTTATCTACAACACCAAGATCAAGTCGCAATGACTGAAAGTTGCCTAGATTAAGTGTGTACCCCAATGTAACTGATACTTTTGTGCTATCGTTTTCCAACTCATACCCCTTTGTTAAATAGATTCGTTCCATATTGGAACAAAACGCCCATCTTCTGTCTTCGTATATGTAAGTATACCATCGCCCATCCTGCGTGTCAACTCTTGCTTTGTGGGCGTAATATCATTTGTTATTAAATTATCTTTTCTTGGTCTTCCAATATGGTGTGTAGCAAGTATATCACGAATCTCTCTTACTTGCGATTCAGAGTAATATGATCTTACTTGAAATCCTCTTGCTCCACCTTTTTGAGATCCAGTTGGAAAAGGAATAACTCCACGCTTCATTAGTGATGGCATATACTTTTTGTGACGATTAACTAATTCAGCAGTCTGACCAACTGTGTATGCTCGTTCTCTCTTGCTTTTAAAATCACTAATTAAACAACTTTCAATTCTGTCTTCTGTAATATTATAAACAGACATTATCCCATTAGACTTATTGAAGTGATGAACTCTAACAAGGCTGCCATTTAAAAACCAAACCTTTTTATTTCCAGGAATTACAGGTTTGAGATTGTAGCCTTCGCTCTCTGTTGTTCCTTTTTTAGTAGCCATCTTCCCTCTTCTGAATCTTCTGGTGGATGAAAAAACTTTCTTGTTCCACAGTACAGACAATATGTTTCGATATGTCCAGACGTTGTATATTGTCTGTCAATAAACATTTGCTTTTTACATTTAAAACACGTCAGCATCAGTTAGGTATGCCTATTACTATTATGTTAACAGCAACCGATAGATCACCAGTTGTATTAAACCTTACTACTCCCTCAACCTTTGATGTTGTTACTGTTTTAAGAACAACTGAAACATTTTTACCAGCATCTGTGCCACCAACGTTAATAGGTGTTGCAGTCGCTATTGGGGCATACTTAAAGTCTGTTGGGAAATCATATGTGAATGCAACTTCTTGTCCTGCGCTCTTTGTAGAACTAGAAACAACATCTACGTACCCTCCGATTATACGGGCCTCAGAAGCCTTTACGCTCTGTTTTCCGACACCTTTAGTGTCTACTGTGACATACTTATAGGTAGCAGGAGATACCTGGGCAGAAAGGTCGTTTAGGGCGTTAGCCAATTGATAGATGTATGAAACATCTAGTGGTTGTCCTCTTTCGGGTAGCGGTACTTTAGCCATTATTCTATTATACCATCAAACGCTGGTAGAAACCGTCTCAAATAATGTAGACTGAGAAAATCTAGATTTAGGGAATGTGGGAACTTGGACGGCAAACTGAACAGTTGTTGATGAATCTTTAATTAAACAAGTATAGTTATTTGTATTGGCAGTTGTTAGATATGTCCATGATCCAGAATCCCACTTGACATATACATCGTATCCTGGTATATTTGTTACATCGTTCCATACCAGTTTAACTACATTTGCTGCTTCATCTACCGAAATAGAGTGGCTTACTGTAGATACTGCTGGAGCGTTTAATTTGTACTGAGCAGACCAATGTGATGTTCTGTTTTTATCTTCAGAGATAATCCTGTATCTAACAACATACTTTTGATCTGTACCAAACACAGAAGGCAAATTTTTCTTTTGAATGATTACCTTTTTTATTCCTGCATCAGCCATTATTGAACATCCATAGCAAATCTAAACTCAATGTAGTTTGTTGTGTTTGCTGTTTTAACAATAGTAGCAGCATTTGTATTTTTAATTACTGAGTATCCAGTTAAACCATATAGTGGGTTTGTTGTACTTGTATTTTCAAATCTAATTGCATCCAAACAGACATAAAAATCTGAAGAAGGCTCTCCATTATCAATTACGCAAGAATAGATTTGAACAACGTCAATACTTGCCCAAGTAAAACCAGAACTCTTAACTAGTTCTTGTAGTTGCTTAGTTGCAACAAAATATCTTTTTTCAGCAAAGTCATAGTCAGAACTGTTTAGGACTACTTCAAATCTTGCATATTCTCCTGTACCATGAACATCGGAAGATGAGAATTGTAAAAGAATTCTAACTGAGTCTGGCAGAGCGTTAGACTGACCATCTTTATTTACAACAGAAAATGCTAACTTCAAAGCATCAGTAGGAGCATTCTTATTAAAGTCTAGAGTTGCTCCAGTTAAGTGAATGTGCTCTGATCCAGAATTTACAACCAGTCTATTGTTTGAGTCTAGTGTAAGGTTTGAAGAATCTCCTGACATCACAACAATGTTATTAAAAAATCTACATCTTTCATATCTATCAATTCGTTCCTGATTTGTAAAAATTCTATTATCTGCGTTTGTTTGAAATACTGAATATGGCTGATCAATAACATTGTCGTTGTCAGATCCATCTAGTGGTCCATAAATAATTGGAATATCTGTTGCTGCGGAAGCAGTATGGTGTTCCCAGTTTTCATCCTGCGTAAATGCATAAATAGATTTGCTATCGTAGGATCCAGCCATAGGATTAGATCCAGCAGAATAAACACCAATTTCGCTTATCTCATATCTTTCTTCTGTTGGCAACTCTGCTGTTAGGACTATCTTAGATACTCCATTTTCAGTTACGTACCCTCGTGATGTAATCGGAACTCTAAACATCTCAAAGTCAAGTTGGTTTTTAGACGAGTAGTCTCCAAGTATTGCGTCTGTTGTAACTGGGGTTGCACCGCAGCCAACAGCAACATAGGAAGCATAAGCAGGTGCCTGACCTATTAAGTATTTTGCAAGTATATTCTTGCCAGTATTAGTTATCATTTTTTATTCCGCCTCATATATTGTATCATCAAAAATTGCTCCATCGCTTAAGATTTCTACCTCTACCTGCTCATCAGAGTTAAGATTAATTACATTAATTATAAGGTTTCCAGTAGATGCTTCAATATAAACAGTTTCTCCATTTGGGCCTGTGCCTACATTGGGTATTGTATTTTCTAGCCTAATAGGGAATTTCTTAAAATATTCTTCTGAGGTATCCTGTAGGGCAAGAATATTTTGTGGGTTATACTCAAAATATAAACTTGTTAAATTTTTGATTGGTTGGTAAATAACATTTTGACCATTAATAATATCATTACGTGCAATATTAATAACCTCT